TAACCCTTGTTGGGGCCATATTCATTCAATGTAGCATTATCAGTAACAAATGGATTACTTGCTATTAAATCATTAGGTGAATCAACAACATTAAAACTTGAAATTGTAAATTCATAGTTCTGCGAACCTGATGGTGGTGTATATGACCCAGGTATATTATAAGGTGCTAAATTTCTACTTATTAAACTATTTCTAAAACTTGCACTATTACTAAATGATAAAGTACTATCTGACATTTAATTGTTTTTATATAAATAGAATTTATTAGATTTTATTGTTTAGTTTTTTGTTTTTCAGCTTCATTTATTGCTTTAACAATTTCTTGACTGAATTTACCCTCTTCTATCATTTTCTTAATATCTTCTTCTTTCATACCAGATGGGAATCCTGACAATGTAACTTTTATTTCAATTGGATTAGTAAATTTCATTTCAGTTGTTGTTGATTCAGGAGCTTTAGGAGCCGTTAAAGTCCCTGTTGCTTGTTTTGTAACATCAGTTGTAGCTGTTGCTGTTGCGGTTGTAGTTGTTGATGTATTTTTTGCTTGAGCTGCAACACTTTCTAAATTAGTACTTGAACTTTTTATTGTTTCTGAGGTTTTAAAAAAGTCTTTTCCCAATTTTTCACTTTCACCAACAACAGCACCAACATTAGTAGCTAATTTACCAAAAATTTGTATTAAAGGATTTGTTGATTTTCCTAAATCATCAAAGGCTTTTTTTCCACCTTGTACCGCTTGTCCAAGTGCGTCAGTAAAATATTGTTCAGTATCAGCACCCGCTTTTATTGCCGCTTGACCAAATTCAGCCATATTTCCACTTTGAGCACCTTTTATTAATCCTTGGGCTATTTTATCCCCAGCTTCTCTCATACCTTGAACCTGAAGTTTATCCCCACTCAATATTTTTGGAAGTGTACTACTTAATTCAATACTTGCTTGATTTGCTTGTTCTTGTGTTTTTGAACTTGCCGCGGCAGCTCCAACTCTATTCGCAATAGCATTAATATCGGCAGCCATTCTTTCTGATGTTGTAAGTTGTTCTTTTGCTAATTCTTCCATTGATTTTTTTTCAGAAGCTTTCATAAACTCTTTGAGTTTTTCTGAATCTCCCTCAAATAATTTCATAGCCTCATCAAGTTTCAAGTCTTTGTTATCAACTCTCAACATATATTCACCACCTTCACCCATCTCAGCCATATTGGCGACAAATTTCTTTTGGTCTTCTGTAAATGTATTAGGAAAAGAAATTTTTGATAACTTGTCATCCATCTCAGCTGCCGACTTAGCCATCTTGGCGAACGCTTCAGGTTGCATACCTAATGCTTGGGCTACCTCTTGTAATTGTCGTTTAGCCCCTGGTGCTATCTCAAATGATTTAGTTTGTTGATTGAATTCAACAAAAGTTTTACTCATTTCAGCAATTTGATTTTGTAATTCAGCTGGGTCATTTTGAGCTAAATCCATCAATCTAAGTGGGTCTAATAAATCACCCTGAGCCATACCTAATCTCTGTAAAGATGCCGCCATTTCAATAGCACTTTCAGGTTCAAATGCTTTTTGCATTGTATTAGCAATATCTCTAACTGAGATTCTTAAACTAGTTGCTTGTGTAACCATTTTTGCCAAACCTTCAACACCACCGGCAAAATTATATTTGTCCATCAATCCCATATTTTGTACAACTTGGGATGACACTTCTCTTGCATTAATACCTTGAGCTCTCGCAGTATTAACAACCTTTTCCATATTTTGACCTATTTGATATACGGAAAATCCCGCATCTTTAAAACTATTAGCTAAAGTTTGATATTGTACATTAGTTACTTGGGCTGTCGCGTATAATTTTTCATATGATTGACTTGTTAAGATTATATTTCTATTAAGGGCAGTTCCAATATCTCCTGCTATTTTTGCAACATCACTAAATTCACCACCTAACAATTTAACACTTGTTACGGCATCAGCCATAGAGGCTTTTAATTCTACAATTCTATCTCTACCCGTACCAAATGATTTTAAAACATTAACCGCAGATGTTTCATATTCTTCGATTGTTTTTTTAATCTCAGAAGCCATAAAGTTAGTGGCAAATTGTTTTGAAATAATCCCAGCATATTCACCAAACGCTTTAAATATATCATCTACATTTTTATCTTTATCAGCCATATTTTCTTTTTATTATAAATACACAAAAAGACTAATTTTTTGGAATTAGTCTTTAGGCGTATTGTGTTCAACAATTAAATTTATAAGATATTTTCTTGCATATGTTGGCATTGACAAAAAATCACTCCAACTTGTCCTTAAAAACTTTGATAAGACATAATAGTCATCTAATAGATATTGTCTATGATTAGAAGAAAGGACGAAAAAATTCAACCCCAAAAGTAACATCAAATGTTACTTTCTCTCCTGAAGGGGCTTGAAGTGTTTTGGTTAAATCTAATGATGGTTGATTGTCTTTGATGAAATTTCTAATATATTTTGAGTCAGCAATTGGTAAACTTTCAATTGTGAGTGCTATATTTGTTCTATCTGAATTTCCATCTATTTCTTGAACAATTTTATTTAATCTCCAAGTGACTTTAGGTGCAATTCTTCCTGCAGGATATTGTTCTACCATTTTATCCAATTCAACAATTTCCCCATAAGTCAAAGGTTTTAATTTAACAACTAAACCAGTTTTTGGTAATGTTGTTATAAACATACCATTCTCATCAGGTTTTTCATTAATTTGTTTAATTCTTAATTCATCAATTAACAAATCAGCTTTAAATTGTTTATTTGTCATAGGGTCAGTCAAACTCACCTGATATTCAGGTCCAAATGATGTATTTCTTAAAAAAATTAAGATAGCTTCAATATCACCTTCTAATAAATCTTCAGGTCTTAAATCAGGTTCATATATTTTATTTCTTAATAAAGTTAAAATTATGCTACCACCGTTCATTTGATTTCCACTAGCTAAAAAGTTTTCATCACTTGCGGTTAAATAACCAACCTTGATTGCTTTCTTTTTTGACTTATAAAATATACCTTGAGATGGCAGTGGTACTAAATCGTGTGGTAAACTAAAATCAGCTTGTCCAATTTCTTCAATATTCATAGTTTTTTTTATTTACATAATAAAAAAAAATTCCCAAATGTACATAATACATTTAGGAATTAGATTTTAACTTAAGTTATTTTTTAGTAAACTAATATACAACGGTCCATTCTTAAGTTAACACTGATATCTGCCAGAGCATCAGTACTATAACCAAGAGAACCAAAGTCAGCACTTGTCATCCAAGTACCTTCTAATATCCATTTTTCTACTACAACCCCAGTTGGGTCTAACATTTCCAAGTCAACATTTTTCTTGTAACCTGCGGCATAACCCATACGACCTGTTACAGACTCAGCACAAAGACGCATCCATTCCATAATTGCTTGGGATGCTGATGGTCCAATAGGGTCTCTTAATTTGATACCAATTTCATTCCATTCAAAACGTCCCGCAACGTAAGTTGAAGTATTCAAGAAAGGAATAGGTACTGAGTTAACTTTGATTGATGGTCTTTTTGCTGACTCAACAAACCACTCATTGATACCCAAAGATGATGGAAACCTTAAAATAAACCTATTCTGTCTTTTTGGTTCATAAGGAACCGGCATTTTCATTAATAAATCAGCCATTTTATATTGTTTTTAAATTTTTTATTTATTTTATTATAAATATTATACTATTGAAAATTTTTCTATTTACTTTTACTTGAAAAAAAATTATTCATTAATATGTTACATTATATATTAGTTATTATATATAATTTTAATTATATTAATAATTAATTATTTATTTCTATATTAATATATTTCTTTTTAACATCTTTAGGATTTGAAGTATCATATATAACAAATTTAACTTTTGGATACTTTTTAACTAATTCTTTTTTGATGAACTCTTCCATTTTTTTGATATTCCCTAAGTCATCATCACTAAAACCAATCTTAATCCCTTCTCTTTCAGGGTGGTCAACCAAATCCCCAACTTTTTTTACAACACTATCAACATATTTTTCAAATGCCATAGTTTTTGCAATTTCAGGATTTTCAGCACCACTAGTTGATTTGTATTCAGTTTTGAATTCATCAGACGATACTGCAGATAATTGTTGGTCTTTTAAATAATCATCAATACTTGAATATTTTTTTTCTTTTAAATTTTTATTCATTTCTTCTTTTTCTTTATCTGAAAAAGTCATATCTATTAAAACTTTAATACCTTTTTTTAATGAATCTTTACTAGTACCACGTGCGGTTATGATTGAAAAATCAACAACATTCATTAATGTTTTTTTGAATTTTTTAAAACTAGGTGCGAATTCATTATTATTAATTGCATCTTTTGTATGTTGAATAAAAATTTCAGTTTTAAAATCTTGGAATGCGTCATTTGGATTATTGTTTTTTAATCTCAATTTTTCCCCATCAATATTATGTCTTATTTCTCTAAACTTCTCAGTTGAAACATCATAGTCTTTCCAAGTATCTTTAACTTTTTTCTCCAAATGTATTTTGGTGGGCATATTTAATACATTGTCATCCCAATCAAAAGAATAACCTTTTTCATAAAATTCCAATATTGATTTAAGTTGATTTTCAGTTACTAGTATTTTCATAATTTTTATTTATAAATATATCTTTAATAAAAAAAAGGGGGAGATTTTTTCTCCCCCATTTATGTTTATCTAATTTTAGATATTTTCGAATGATGCACCAGTTGGAGTGATATAGAATGTGATATCAATGAACTCCAATGCTTTGGTTGGTTTGATATAAATCTTACCTGTAAGTTGATTTCTATCCAAATCAGCTGGGTCAGAAGAAACTGTTACACGGAAATCATATAAACCTCTGTCTCTTCTAATCGCATCCAAAATAGGATTAACTGCGTCTAAGAAGTCTTGTCTAACTTTAGCATCGTTTTGTTCAAACAATAATCTTACAGAAACTGCAGATATTAATTTACGTGCTTGAAGTAAAAGTCTTCTTACATTAATTCTATCTAAAGCAGATTCTCTAACTTGAAGAGTTTTGTTACCCCAAATAACTGTTCCCACATCTGAGAATGTTGCAATTGGATTGATTCTACCTTTATAAAGTGTATCTCTGTCTTCTTGTGTAAGTTTCTTTCTTGCTTTGATACCATTTACAATACCACGAGTATAACCTGCCGCAGCAAACCAAGGGAACGCAATGTTATCTGTCAATGCGAGATTTCTACAAACCTCAGCAGTTGGTGGGATATACAATTGAGTATTGTTAACCGTATCTCTTGTTAAAACCCAAGGATAATAAGTTGCTGTATAGTTAGAATCAATACCAGTACCATCCAAGTTATCAACAGCTTCTGTAGGATAAATTAAATCAATATTATCTGTAGTAACTGGTACAAACATATTGTAGTCAGGTGTTGTACAGATGTAAATTGAGTCGGCTCTATCAAATTCAATCATTTCAATTGAAGACTCAACAAGATTTGAATGATTTACATAATCAATACCAGGTGTTGTAAACACATTAATATTTACAGCTTCAGGATTTGAAAACGTTTGTTGCCCTAATAAGTAAGCGTAGTAATCTGTATTTGCAAAATCTTGATTATTATTACCAACTGTAATACGTTTGAATGCTCCAAAACCAGTTGCACTAGGGTATCTTATTGATGTACAAGCACCTTTTAAATAACCCGCGCCACCCAATCTAAATCTATCAGTATTTGTTCTTGATTCTCTATAGATGTCCCATCCATCAAAACCACCATTTACAAATAAAGTAAATTTACGTGCAAATAATCTGTAGTATGGATTTGATTCACTATCAGGGTCTGTAATAAATGGTGCAGAACCAACTTGAAATGCAGGTGTACCACTTGTAGAATAAATGTTAGGCACTGTTATACCTGAAGCGTTTATATCCATATGGAAACCTTGAGTTCTGAATGCCCAATTATCACCAGAAGTATCGTCACAAACACTTAATGGTACTTGTTTACCTTTATAACCAAAGAAATCAATATCGTATCCAAGTGTATCTGATAAACCTAAATAAGTTCTTCTTACATTATCTCCAGCACTTCTTGTTGCGTCATCAGAACCAGATGCTAGACCAAAAGGTGGATTGTATATAACTTCACCAGGGAAATCATACTTAGTTTTGTATATTGGGAATGGTGATTTAACCCCAGCATATTCTCTGAATGAATAACCTTCAAAACCACAAGGAAGAGCATCAATTGGTGCATCCTCATTGATTTGAATCATAACATATTTTGAATTCATTGGATATTCACCATCACTTGTACCTATTTTCTTAGCAACGAAACTATTTTCGTTTGGATTCATTGTACAATTAGTAAATTTTTCAATCACAACTGGATTTGAATCGTTATCAAAAAAGTCTCTTACTAATACATCAAATGTACCGTTATTAAATGAAATATTAGCGATTGAAATTTTAACTTCAGTATTTGCCGATTCACCATCAGCTATTGTTATAAATTTAAATAGGTTAAATACTTTATTACCTCTTAATTCAGAAACAACCCAAGGTGATTCAGGTGACTGATATTGTTCCATATACCAACCAATTGAAGTAGAATCTCCATTTCTTGACTCAGGTAATGCTGTTAAGTCACAACTTAAACCTCTAATGTAACCTTTTCTATAAGCATAATTTAATAAAGTTTGGAATCTTTCTTCTAAGAATAGAGGAACTACAGTTCTTGGTTTTGCAAAGTTTGAATACCCAAAAACTTTTCCTATGTAATTTACATTAGAATTAGAGAACGATGTTTCAAAGAAATAAGTGTCACCATCTTTACTTGTAACATTTACACCAAATGTTGAAAAAGGATTTTTAGTTACCGCTGAATAAGAACCTGTACAATCAAGTGAAACCCCATTTAAGTCTTGAACTTCATAAACAGCTCCATTATCATTACTATATGTTGCAATACCTCTTGAACGAAGTGTTGCAATAACTAAGTCATCATAATTTGTATAAGAATCACCAGTATAAACAAATATTTTACCCATTACTGAACCACTATAACAATAAGTTGTTGTTCCTAATTGTATTGTACCAGTATTACCACCTGAACAAGCATTACAAGGGTCATTTATTGTAACATTTACAGTCCAAGCCGAAGTAGCGGTTAAATCATCAGATACAATTGTATAAGATTTAGTTAATGCAC